ATCCCATCACGAGGTATGCGATTAATTCTTTGGAATTGGCGTACCTTTCTCCAAGTCTTCCAGCCGAAAACGCCATCTGGGGTTCCGCAATCAATACCTAAAGCACCTAAACGTCGTTGCATTACCTTTACACGTTCAGATCGCTCTTTACGTCTCATGGGGTTAGTTCGGATTTCAGCGGTTAATGCTTCAAAGTACTTAGCCAAAGCCGCCCAATCTGTGACAGGCTCTTTAGTTTCTTCTTTTACTCCACCACCGACTAAAGCAGGAGCATCAAACCAGTCGGCTGACTGTCTCGGCTGATGATGCCACCATTCCGAAGCAACAGTTGGATGGATACCATATGACTTGGCAATGTTTTGCACTTCCCATGTTTTGATACCACTACCACAAAGACCGAAATCGACCGCGTAGCAAAATCCGTCGTCCTGTTCCATGTGCCAACTTCCTCTCCAAATCCCAATACCATTTAAGGCTTTGGGTCCAAATCGTCTGTCGGGATTAGCGGCTAAATTAAATCCAGCCTTGCGCTTTTTATAACCGTCATAGAAATATTTTTGTTTAGCATAAGTTCGACATCCACTAGTTACTCGGACGCGACCCTTGATACGGGGATCATTAAAAAATGCTTCCAGTCTCTTGACAAAACGTGGATGCAGTAGCGAAAGGTCAACGCCTTTCTTGGCGGGGATTGACATTATATATACCTTCAGGTTGGCTTATGTATTCCCCTCTTCAACCAACTATTAGTATAGAAGCATCAACTCTCCAGAGCCGCAATACGTGCTTCCAATTCTTGAATTGCTTTAATTAAAGGTGCTATTAATTCGCCATATCGTAACCCTTGACGGGTTTCTTCGTCTCTTGCTGGTCGAACCGGACCATCCATATACGTCGTTCCGTCTGGACCGACTTGTTCCGTTTGCTTTAATTCTTCTTCTGCTGGGGAGACAGTTTTTGTCCAAATGGCAGTTTCTGATGCTTTGTCTCCTAAAGCGGTTTCAACTTCTTGTCCTATAAGCCCATAATGCTTTCGTGTACCTCCCGTGCCTTTTGTTTCACGCCATTTGTATGAAACAGGACGGAGACTTTTGATGAAATCTAAACCTAAATCAGTATCTTCAATATCCTTTTTAAGATTCACATCAGATGTTTGAATAGAACTATTCGTAGCGTAAATATCATCCCAACGATAAGTGGAACGACCAAGATCAAAAACATCATCTTCTGTCGGATAAAACGAACCACCCCAATATCCGTATCTCCCTAGTTTGATCCAGTAATAACTATTTCCATTATCCGATGGATTAGTTTGAGAAGGGGAGGAGTTGTCAATCCAATTTATGTAACAAAGTTCGTAACCAGTACCATCACTGTCGTAACTGGGATAAAAAACAATGCCACGATAATAATCACCGCTTGGAGTGCCATGCTTATTTCCAGCGTAAATTCCGAACCAAGTATTGTTGTAGTTCGCTAAAGAACCTCTAGCAATGTCATTCCATGTGCTAGTCGAATATCCACCCCAAGCACCTGAATGAAACATTGTCCATCCACCCGTCTGGTAATCATAAAGCCCAAAATCACCTGCCGTAGCGCCTTGAAGCCCTGTCATCGAACCGCCACCTGTGATTTGCGTCTTATCTAGCCTCATAGAAGCACGGTTAGAAGTCGCATGGCTTGTGGGTTCAACATGAATCGTTACCCCAAACTCTTCCGTAGCGCCACCGAAACGGTAAACACCCTCAGAGATATCATCATTGTTTTGATGACCAGCATTAAAAATAATTAGATCATTCGGGCGACCCTCATGAAAACTCACCCAAACATCGTCAGCAATCTGTGGTGGAGGACCAACATAAGGGTACGGACCGGCGTTCCTGTGACCTAACCTCGGAACATCCACCTTAATTTTGTATGGATCTGATTCTGTAGCAACAACCTCTGTGACAATACCTTGATAAAACCCTGAAGGATTGATTGTTTTAGAAGCCGCTTTTTGCGGTGTTCTCCAAGCGCCTCCAGCCATATCAATACATCCATTTCTTATCGGCATCGTGTATAGGAGCCATGCTATCTGGATCATCAGGTGTCACTGAACCCATCAGCCTTTGCGCTTCTGAATATTCATCATGGAAAAAACTGTCATAGTCACCAAACCGACGGACAGTCTTTGGAGGTTCCAAAATAATTTTCCAATCATCAGTATTAATAATGCCATCAACTGTATAAGTCGTAATTTGTGTTTGATCAGGACCAAAAAACGAACGATCAGAAGGATCTAAATCAGCAATGTCTGACGTAACAGCAACACCTAATTTATTCTTTCTTTGCCACGCCTCCACAGCGGCCTTAGTAACTTTTCCGAAATGCCCGTCTTTCTGACCGCTGTAAAGATTTTGTCCTGCAAGATATTCTTGCAAACGCTCTATATCGTGACCATCGACAATACCCATATATAAATTACGACTACCAAAAGGAATAATCCCTCTTCCTGATGAAGCATCAGCAACAGTGTCTTTCGTTTCTTTAATAGTTCTTGCTTTAACGGTCACAGGTTCGTTACTACCTTCAAGCCAATCAACATCGGTAATTAAATGCCTTCTTCCGCTCAACAATCCAGCATTTATCATCTCAAGACCCATTCCGGGGCGAAGTTTCTTTCCATTCTCCCGCCCTAATTTAAAAGTAACCATAGAACCCATAGTCTCATTATCATTCACTGTCATACTGAAAGCGTAGGGATACCAAGGATCATTTTCATCAGGACGATTCAAACTCTCAATTTGATGATACGTAGAATTCGAGCAATTAATTTTTATAAAAGGCTGACGTTCTAAAAGGTAATCTTCAGAACTGAAATATAAAATTCCATAAGATTCAAACAACATGTATTCCTCGTCTCTTGCGAGTCGCCTCAGAACATCCCATGTTGATTCATCAGTTTGTTCTGACTGCATACGAGTAATCGAATCCCTTTCAGGAGTTTGTTGAATAAAAGGTAACAAACCAAATTCTTTTGCTGACTGAAGAACCACCTCTGCTGATGTGATGCCACTCCAAGTCCAAGCCCCTTTTTGTCTTGCCAATCTTTGAACACCTTCCGAACGTGCGACAACAGAAACTTTGTCATATTGTCCGGGTGCACGAGAAAGATTCACTGCTGTAATCTCATACCTCCACCCGTTGTAAGACATAGGGCGACGTATTTGAAAATAATTAAGTTTTAACATCTCAAAATTAGGGTCGTATACGTCAAAAGCAATTTGAGAAATATTAGTTGCAGACAAATTAACTTTTAAATTACGGATTGCTTCTGTAATTTCCGCTTCTCGCTGAGTGCCTACTTCCGCAATTCGCAAAGAATCTAAAGTGAGATGTTCTAATTTTTCTACCATTCAAATCACCTGCTATTTACAAAATGCCCAACAAATTGGCAGTTGTAGTATTGAAACCAGCATTTGTTCCCGTTAAACCTGAATGTGCAATTAAAGGATCTCCTGCTTCTTGTCCACTTGTACCTTCCTTTGATTCTTCTTCCTCTTCCTCGTTCAGATTAGCGATAGGCTCAGGCTCTTCTGTAACTGCTTTTAACCAAATCATGTCAACATTTAAAGGAATAGATTCTTTCAAATTTAAAGAAACTTTTGCTTTAGTAATTTCACCTTGCAAATTTCGATCCGTAGAACTAATAGTGAACCCAGTGATTCTTAAACGTGCGGGGAAAGTTACAACACCATGCACAAACTCAACATCAAGATCTGCAACTGACATATCCTTCAACACCTGCAACTGATCCTCACAAGAACCAAAACCATGACTAGTTCTATCTACTACAACAGCATTCATTGAAATGGTTCTATTTTTAGGATTCGTGGCTCGAAGCAAAGGTTTCATACCCGGTCTCCGAACTTCGGTGTATTGCAAAGCGTGCGCTGAATAACTAACTTGCTTGGGTCCAAACGGAAATTCAAAACTCAACAAACTGGATGTCTCTACTTTTCTTGGAATACGAGAAGGAAACAATCCCTTTGACAAACCAATCATGGAGCGCATCCACCCGTCTATCAGTCCGCCGATCTCATGATCAGGTATGTGTGAAGAATGTTGAGATTTTCCACCTACTTGACGGATATAAACGCGAGCGACTTTAGAAATACGTTGCTCAACTAACGTATCCAATTTCCCTTCTATCCAAACTGAAACTGTTCCCGCCATTATTTACCTCATTTCTCCGGGTTATTCCAATCATCGAGAGCGCTTGGACCACCCGCACTAAGTGCCGCAAACATCGCTGATTCGGCTGTATCCTTAATTGTAGGAGACAATCCATACCTATTTTGGTTGGTCAGTATCGTATCGGCTCCATTGTTTTCACCGTTCAGAAACAGGTCAATTGCCTTCTGATCACCAGAAAGAATTGCCTGCACTACAGCCGCAAATCCAGTAAGGGCAGTACCTGCATCTTCAGCGGCCGCACCCATCTTCATACCTGTTTCTGCCTGCTCGTTGTGAAGCCTTGCATTCAAATTAGCGAGATATGCATCAGGGTCGCCCATTTCCCATGCTTTTTCTAATTTAGCCTGAGCAGTGTCGCCTTCACCCAACAGCGTCAAGCGTTGCTTAATCTGATTCGCAAAACCGCCTTTCATAAATTCACTTTTAGCGGCTTCCCCAGCGGCAATACCAGTTTGAGTGAAATCAGACATCGCTCCAGCGCCAACATCCCAACCTAATTCTTTCGCACGTCCACCCATTCCACGCAAAGATTTATTAACCCAATTAATTAAGGCTCCGCCTCTATAACCTAATTGCTGACCTTCATTCATCAAAGCCTGCATAGCCCTATCAGCAATATCATTATCTAACGGCCCACCGCCTTCCATAGACGCAAACAGGCTCGCCGTGGCTCCACGAGTTTCTTCTCCTGCTTTTTCCAAAGCAGACCTTTTAGCAAAAGCACCATTCCTAACTTGTCCCCAATAAGCGCCTTCGATTTGTGACGATATCTGACTCTGATTCCAACTTCCGTAATCAGAAGTGCTTTGAATGATGTAGTCGGCACGACCTGCCGCAGTATGCAAGTTCAAAATACCTAGACGTTCAGAATATTTTTCTATATCTTCAACTGTGTCGCCAGTTGTCTTCGCTAATTTTTCCAACCCATCATCCAACAATGCATCAAGTCTTATTTGCTCTTTCGTTAACGCATTTCGTTCTGACTGCAATTCGCTCTTTAAAGTACCGAAATCAGCACCCTCTTTTTCTGCCAGTGCTTTCAATGCACCCTCATTCTCAAGAAGATCATCCAACTCTTTGAGTTGGCCTGCCCGTCCTGCGCGTCCTGTTCCTGCCATGGCTTCCATGGTTTCTTCTACCATCGTTGCCGCTAAATCTCGACCAGCGTCTTTCATTGCTCCTCGTTTGAGCCATCCTTTAATACCACCTGCAAGACCACCGATAATTCCACCAGCCAAAGCACCCCATGGGCCAAACATGCCTCCTATAGAAGCACCACCCATAGCGCCTGACATGGCTCCTGATGTGGCTGTATCGGCGCTCATGACACCTGAGAGACCCATTAGTCCGCCCATAGCGCCCATGCCAACACTCAATCTTTTGCCACCCATTCTCGACATAGAGGCACCGAACCTACCGGGGGTTTTAGCGAATTGACCTGTTTTATTGTTCCGCCATCTTCCGTCAGCGCCCTGAGATATTCCCATACCAAGTTTTCTACTAAAATTGCCTCTTGCGCTGTTAACAGCACCGGGAACATTGAATCTTCCACCTAATTTTTTACCCATACCAGCCATAACAGCCGAATAAACACCCAAACCAGCCGTGTTGTAGTTTGGGTCCATTGCACCTCTACCAAAAGCCGCCGAACCTGCACGACCGCCCCTAGTTAAAGTCATCATGCCTATACCAGAAAGAAGCATTGGGCCCATCAACGGTACACCGCCAACACCCCCAAGTGCCATATTCAACATTTCCAAAAGAGGCATCAACGTCCGAGCAATCGACTCAATGATCGGCAAAGCCTCACCAAAAGCCTGAACGAAAGTACTAGCAAAATTACCTAAAGCAGGGAAAACAGTATTTGAAAGAAAATCAAAAAAACTTGTCAACTGAGGCATGATGTCAAAGAAAGCATCCTTAGCCCTCGTCAACATATCTATAACACCAACAAGTAAAGCGCCTAATGATCTACCAAAATTTTCAAACGCCGCCGCATTCTGAACAATGCCTGAATCCCACTTATCGAAAGTTCCACTTATAAACTTTTTAATTTCACCGAAAAGGGCTTTAGTCATCTTCCAAGCAATTTCAGCAGACTCAGAAAACTTTTCCATTCCATCGCCCATTTTGCCAAAAAACTTTGACATGCCTGATTTGAAATCTTTCCACCATTCAGAAATCGAAGTCAAATAACCCATCAACTTGGGTAAATCACGATTAGTGAGAAGAACTATCCAATCAATAAACTTTGCGAGAACATCCACAAATCCCGGTATGAAAGTATTCAACCCGAACTGTCTGATAGCCCCCATCATTCGGAACAATCCAGACCCAAGAACCTTTTCGACATCTCGCATAGCGTTACGCAAAGGATCTAAAAACATTGAACCCATGTCCGCCAAATTGGTGTACATGCGAGTCATCATTCCCTTTGCACCACCCATAAGGGTTTGATCCAAAGTATCTAATTGACCCTTAAATGCTTGCGGAGTTAACCCACCAGAAGCAAGAGAAGTCATGAATTGTTTACCACTCATACTTCCAGCAGTTTTTGCCACACCAGCAAACGCTGGACCTAAACCCTGCAAAGCCTTAACGCCAGCCGCTGTTTTCCCTGTTGACTGAACCGTGGACATCGCTTTAGTCAAGGCTTGGAACTGTTTAGGATCTCCACCTGAAATATTGCCAATCTGTCTTATGATTGGGGCTATTTTCGCTACATCTGTACCAGACTTGGCAAGAGAACCCATGGCTTGATTCAAAGCCTGAACACCCATAACCGACGTACTGCCAACTCCTAACGTACTCATAGCAGTACGAGCCTGCTTGATGCCTCCAACAAATGGAGCCAATTGGAATTGCGTAAACTGTCGATTTGCCGCCGCTAAAGTAGAAACCAATACGGTAATACCAGCGGCAAGACCTGCTGTAGCGGCACGCGCAAATTTAACAGTATTCGCCCACGCTTTCATAATGCCATTACCTGTAGCCAATGCCGCTTTCATAGTCAGCAAACCGGCTGTTACAAGTGCTAATTCAATACCAAATGCTTTAATATTAACTTTGATTAAAGCCCTACCAAAATCAGCCATCCTTGCGGCAGTATGGGCTAAGGCTTTACCTAAATCTTTTCTGAACGTATCAGAAGTTCTTCTTAAAGTCTTATTTACCTTGTTAGCATTTTTATCTAAAGTGGCGAGAAAAGTATTGACGGCCGCCGCTCTAGTCATATCTGGGTCAATCTCGACCTTTATGACTACCTTTTCTTCTACCGCCATAGCACACAGGCTTTCTAAGTTAACTAATACGTTCTAGATGATTTAGCCTCTCGCTTCTTTTTTTCTTCTTCACGATCAGCCGCAATCACCTGAGCACATGCTACTCGAATAGCCCATTCGTCTTCTGTAACATCTAATATTTTAAGCGGATCTGTATAAAAGACTTCGCCTAGTCTTGCGGCAGTCTGAATAATAGGAGAATCGGTGTACTCTTCTATTATTCGTTCATAGGGTTTTCAACGGCATCCACCTCGTCGCCGTATCCCGCATGATCCAAAATGGTCAATGCTGTGGCTTCAAGATGAGGATCAACTCCATAAAACCTACGGATACCGTCAGGAACCGGACGGATATCATTTGTCATCTCAAGAATCTCTGGTGAAGCAAAGGTTACGTCCACGCCGTTTTCATCTTGAACAACTTCATCATTAATAAGAATTGATGTACAAGTAGCACCAACTACATAACAAGCAAATTTCAATGGATCAAATCCATCTTTTGTATTTTCTCCTGAATTTTTACGCCATGCACGCAACTGATGCTGAGTGATATTTGGAGAAAAACGAACAGAAACATTTGCTCGTTCTGGAATCCCAATCTCTATCTCAGGACGCTCAACCTTTTTAGATACTTCAGTTCTTAACTGCTCTAAAATCGTGGGTTGAGCCGATCTAGACTCTAGGCTAGCCTTTTCCGTTGGCACATCCATATTAATAGTATTTTTTACTTCTCGGTTAGGAGACTCGTTTGCTTCTGACATTATGTACACTCCTGATATGTATCTGGATACACCAGATGTTACACCCGTTTAAATGGTGGTTTCAAGTTTAAGTTATTAAGTATTAATTTAAAGCACTTTTAAAGTACTTATTATCAGGTTGATTCCCCGATACTTCCCACAGAAAAGGTGAGACTATAAGCCGCAGGAGCACCTGAACCCGCATCACCATCTGGTTCTGTCATCCCTACACAAAGAGCCTGTGTGTATTGACGCTGAGTTCCAGCCACCTTGATATCGCAATCAGTGTGTTCTATAAGAATGTTGTAGAAAGCCTGACCAATCAGAGGACGAAGAGCGTTTAGAGGTCCACCATCACGTTCTACTTCATAATGACGAGTCACTGTGATATCCCCGATATCAGCAGGCGCACAAAGGGTCTCTGGGAAGCGTTCGCCACCATCGTAGACTTTTTCTACGGCGGCAGTTACTTCGCCTCCACTTACCTGTGCGAAATAGTGTTCAAACTTTGGAGCGGGTGAGATTTCTTCGATGCTTGCAACGATTTGCCTCTGCGAAAGTTTTTGTCCGTGTCCTGCACCAGCCATAATTTAATCTCCTAATCCCTATAAAGTTCCAGCCGTAAGATTCGACTTAGTTATATTGACATTGATTTTATCACCAACAGCAGACACTCTCACTGCAACATCCGCAGTAACCGTGCCAATATTCAAGTTTGATGTTGGGTTATTAGAACTATCGACCTTAACCATGTAGCCCGGATCTAAGCGAACTCCATCAGAACCGTAAGCCTCATATAAACCACCCGCCTTGCGGATTGGTTCAAGGATGCTAACAATCGAAGCCTTGATCTTATTAAACAAGCCTCCACGTCCGTCGATTGTTGAGAAGACATAATCTTCCAGACGCTTTTCGCATTCATAAACAATGTGATTAAGCGCATCTTTAGAAGTTATGAAACGCCAATCATTTTCCGTGGAAGAAACTGAGCGAGCGCCATAAACTCTGACCCTGCCATTAATCACTCGTAATGCATTGATGCGAGCGCTATCAAGATTGTCAGCGTTAGTCTTAGTCATGCTTTCAGTCGTAGGCATCGACAAGCCAGTAACAAACTTGGCTTCAGAAATCAAACCTGCACCAACACGCCATGGACCTTTGGCCGCATTAGCCGCTTTTGAACGAGCGGCACATACATAAGCATCAGGAGCGATAGAAATTGTTAAACCAGCATCAGCAGGATCAGGAATCTTCACCCACGGATAATAAAATCCCGCACTTTGAGCACTTGTATTTGTGTAAAGGGCAGGACTTGCAGAACTTACTGCTGTCTTAGCCGCACTCATTGTGTTTGTAGACGCAAACGAACAAACTGCAATTCGATCATTTGAAGCCGCATGAGCAATAATGTCCTGCCAATAAGTATTGGCTGTTGCTACACCCGGAATGCAAACAGCACCCGGACCTAAATCTTTCGATATATTTGCTAATGCTTCGACATAATTATCTGTCGCACCACCATCAGTAACCAGTGTTCCATCAGCGCCACCTGTAAGAGCGGTAGCGGCACCAGCCTGAGGAAGAGCCGTTGCTCCTGATTCCTTAGCGATGGTCACAAGATGCTTTAGATCATTAGAACCGTTGATCGTATTAATGAGATCATCCAAAGTTCCGAGATCAGCAGTTGTTAAAACAACTTCGCTGTCAAGAGTTACCTGCATACGAACACCTGACACATCACCGCCTAATACCTGAACGGTCAAATTGGCGGCCCAAGCACCCGCATCTGCGGCGGTAAATGTTGCCACAGTAGAACCACTACTATTCGTAATTGCTTTTACACCAGCGGCCGCATCATCTGCGATAGCACGCTGAATATGTAAGCGACTTCCACCCTCTTCAAAATATGTTTGCGCGTGTGCATACAGGTTCCCTGAGACATAACCACCAAAATGTTTCTTATATTCAGTGAGATTCCTGATCAAAGTAGGCTCAGATGCCTTACCCCTTACAGTCGTGCCTACAAAGAAAGCCTGTGCTGAAATTATTTCACCAGTAGTCGCAGGACCACTGCGTACGGCGGTGTTTACTACTACTCCCGGCATTCGTGTGCCTCCATTTGGCTTATTCCGAACTTACGTTTTCAAATCTTACCTGCCATAAACTGTGTTTCATGGCAGGTTTCAGACTTGTAAATAAACAATACCACTAATACCTATTATTAAGATGTAGGTATTACGGCGATTGACGAAGACGAATATGCGCCTGTTCCTGCATCATTTAAAGCCGCTACTCTAAAAATGTAAGAAGTATTGTTGCTTAAAGAAGTAAGTGTGTGAGCAGGGTTTGTTGATTCCGTGTCTGCAACTACCGTTGACCAAGTAGTTCCTTCATTCGTGGAATATTGAATGGTGTACCCCTTTATTACATAAGTTCCACCACCGTCCCAAGTAGGTGCTTTCCATGCCAAAGAAGCGGTCGTGTCGCCGGATGATGCTTGGGCAAGAGTGGGGGCATTAGGAACCTTTTCTATCAAAGTGTCCGCAACGACTCCTGTTGCCATAGTTCCCAAGCCTGCCCTACTTACAATCTCATAAAGACTCAAGTCATAAGACAAGAAGGAAGCCGCTAAAAATCGTTCCCCTTTAAGAAGTGTCAAATCAGAAAAGTCTTCTGTGATTGTTCCTTCATCTACCTTGATATCAGCAGGCGTTCCTTCTTCTGAGGCACCTCTCAATGCAGGACGATCTAATAGAGCATCCCTAACAACCATAGTCATATTGTCTCGTGCAGTTGTAACCACATCAGGACCAACAGCACGAACCCAAACGTATGTTCGCATACGGTAAACAACTTGGTACTCAGGATCTAACTGAGGTCCATTATTCTCACGTTGAATGCGTCCTGTGGACTCAACCAAAGTGATTATCGTTGGCCAATTGTCCATAGTCAAAGGCTCGTATGTTAGATATTTGACAGGGTTAGGCAATTCCGTATCTGACAGGTGCAGATTATTGCGATAATTCATACAGCGTGTCGGCAAATCAGACGCTAAAAAATCACTTACATATTTTTTGGCTTTTGCTGGACCTTCCATCGTTGCAACCATTAGTCAAATACCATCGCTTTCAATTTCTTGTACTCACGAGTACCCTTAATACCATATACCAAATAGTCAGCAACTTCATTTGCCAAACCACGAGCAAATCTTTTAGGCACAAACACAATCTTACGAGCAGGCATGAACTTAGTTCCAGTTTGATGAAACTTGGCATATTCCAAATCCGTACCAAATGTTGCAGTCTGTAAACCTATATGATTCACACGACCTGAAAGTGTCGTAAGGTCACGATACAAATCCCCTTCACGAACCATCGTGGGAAGATTTCCATACCGTTGAATCTTCCATGACTGATATTCTAAATCTAACTCATTCCAAGCCTTACCTGAAGCCAAACCTTGAGTTCTGAAGTTGTCTCTATTCGCTTTTTTAAGTTCGTCTCTAGCCCACCGCAACTGAGCACTAAAGTTCTCAGACCTTCGACGCATATTACGGAAATAAAGTTTTATCCGTTCCTTATCCCGTTGCCTTACAGTAATTCTAATTTCATTTGCCATTATCTAGGCCACCCTGACACGCCGCCATCGTTTGACGGAATTAAGTTCCTCCACTGTGAAACCTGTAGTGACTGGGGCAACATTTCTAGTAGTCAAATCTTTCATACCTACCACGTCATCATGCAAGTTTTGTACTTCTCGTGAAGCCGCACGTAAAATAACAAGTTTCAATGCGCTTGTGTTATCAGTAGACGCATCTAATCCAGCCGTGTAATTGATAACAATTTTGTCATTATCATTTACCCGAAACATGTCTATTCCATATCTTCGGACAACATAGTCATTGCCTACTATTTGTGCCGTAGCCGAAGAATCTGTTTGACCCTGCACTGTTACAGAAGCAACTGAAACTATTGGAGTTTGGCGAGTGTACAAAACATATGGAGGCTTAGTTACATCTGTAACTGTAGTTAAAGTTCGGTCAATGTTGTAATCGTAAAAGAAACTGTATGCAGAAGATCCCGTGTAATTCGCTTCGGCTACATAGGTTTCGCTGAACGATGCCGCAGAAACAGGTCGCCCTATGTAATGTTCTAAATCTGCTTCCAATCCACCAAGGATCATTGTTGCGGCTTCTTCTTGAGTATTGGAAAAAGTAATATCCATATACTTTTTAAGATCAGCAACTGATGCTAAAGCCATTTAGTTACCCCTCCCTAGCATTTCTCCGCTCACGCGCATTTCGTCCTAGCCTTCTAATAAAATTAGCACCTACATCGACCAACCCCGGTCTACGTCGCCTTCGTCTAGTACCCGGTCCAATTTCGGTATCGGCTGAGGTATCTGGAATCGGCATAATAAACACTCCTGTAAATAGAATCTAATTCAAAAAAGTTTACCCCATTGCAGGGTTCCCCTGTATCAGGTACTATTGCCTTTAATGACAAACGAACTAACGCCAACAGGTAGAAACAGGCTAATCTTGACCCTTAAAGCACAAGGTCATAGTTTGTCTGAATTAGCGACTCGTTTTGATCTTTCCAAATCTAGAATTTCTCAAATCGTCAATAGTGAGCGTGATAATGAACGTCGATAAAGAATTTGACAAGATGATACAAGGATTCACAGAACAGGGTAAAACTATGCAAGAACGATCCAAATTTCAAACACTTGTAAGTGTGTGTATCACTATGGGTGCATTCAGTGCATTGGGTGGGCTTATATTCATGTATGTAAACAACATTCTCGTAAGCGCATTCCCTAATGCTAACTTTTTAGCCCCCGGAATTGGATTTTTCTCCGCTTATAGACTCTTTTTCGTGATTCTGTCTTTAAAACTCGTTTTTATGGCTTTGAATAATATCCAAAGACAATAAAGACTAAAAAAATCTTTAATATCCCCTTGTGTCTATAGCACAAACTCTGTAGTCTGCTTTCACACGGTTATTTACTATTTAACTTAACTGAGGAGGATCACCGTGGATATAACCCCAGCGGAGCAAGAAGTATTAGACCAACTACTATCTTCCTCCCAACCAACAGAAGAAGAGCAAGAAGAAGCGGCTAAGTCGAAAGAGGCTCGCAAAGTTCGTCAGCGTCGAAAGATGACTGCTTCTTACAAAGCACACAAGGCTTTGGAAATGCTTTATCCAGAACAATATGATAAATTTTTCGATCACGCATATAGCGAACTTGGTAAAGACGAGCGTTATGCGGAGGAGAAAGAGGATCTTGTGGAGTCAGATTTTTCCTAACATTTTAGGAATAGGACGTTTCTCCTGAAACTGAAACATCTGACTATACAGGATGTCGCTAATGTGGCATTAAACCTATAAGCGACGGACAACGTTAAGGGAGGGCTTCGGCTCTCCTTTTTCGCGTGTCCCCACAAACCAAAAATTTGGTGTAGGGTCTAAAGATGGTTGGTCGAAGTGATGAAATTTCAATCCCCGGAGTGACTTTTCTCGCGCCCGACTTTGGTGCTTGTGTCGTCTGTGGACACCCAACAGGGGACTGCAACGAAGACGATCACAGCATAATTTTTAAAGATGAACAAGACGAAAATAGTGTCCTT